ATGGGTCTACAAATTATATCAGCCGAACAACGGCTTGCAGAAAAGCGCGGTCATAAGATCGTAGTATGCGGAGCAAGTGGTGTTGGTAAAACAACATTAGCAACAACGCTTGATCCTCAATCAACATTATTCATGGATCTGGAAGCGGGGGACGCCGCAATAGAGGGTTTCCCGATTGACGTTATTCGTCCAGAAACATGGGCAGAGTGTCGTGATCTCGCGTGTTATGTCGGCGGCGCTAATCCTGCACTCGCAGAAGATCAACCATTTAGCCAAGCGCATTATGATTACGTTTGTCAAATTTATGGTGGTTCAAATACAAATATAAATAAATATCAAACGCTCTTTATTGATTCAATTACAGTAGCTGGGCGTTTGTGTTTTCAGTGGTGTCAGCAACAGCCAGAGTCAAGATCTGACAGAACTGGCAAGCTAGATACTCGTGCAGCTTATGGTATGCACGGACGCGAAATGATGTCGTGGCTTACACACCTACAACATATTCGTGATAAGAACGTAATCTTTGTCGGTATCCTTGACGAATACACTGACGATTATGGTCGCAAGCAATATGCGCTCCAGATCGAAGGTTCCAAAACTGGCAAAGAATTACCGGGCATCGTGGACGAGGTTATAACTATGGCGGTCTTGGGAGGGGACAATGGACCGTATCGTGCTTTCGTTTGCGATGCTTTAAATGAGTGGGGCTATCCTGCAAAGGATCGTTCTGGTAGGCTCGAAACACTTGAAGAGCCGCATCTTGGTAAACTTATTGAGAAAATGGGTACTGGGGGAAACACAGAAAGAAATTTAAACTTTGTGAACCCTAATGAACAAACTTTAGCAGAAGGGACAGAAAATGCTGAATCTAAATAACGCCGCCGTTTCAGAGGCACCAACACAAACACGAACACTTATTCCAAATGGAACAGTATGTCGTGCAATCATTGCAGTTAAACTTGGAGATATGGAAATACCAGAGTTTGGCAACGGAATGTGGTTTAAAAAATCTCAGACATCTCAGGCAAAGTGGATGGAACTTGAATTTACAATTGTTGGCGGAGAGCATGACAAACGTAAGTTCTGGCATAAAATCTTTGTCGATGGCGATAAGATGGGTGCAAGCGGTATTCCATTAGCCAAAGAGATTGGTTTGTCTACACTTCGATCAATAATAGAAAGTGCAAACAATATTGATCCATCGGATATGTCAGAGACTGCGATGCAAAGACGCAACATAAGTGGTGTTAATGACTTGAGCGGAATGGAGATTTGCGCTAAAGTCGGAATTGAAAAAGGCACAGGCGGCTATGACGATCAAAATAGACTCATGGCTGCAGTAACACCGAACCAGAAAGATTTTATCCCTTCTGGACAGGCACCGATGGCGCAAGCACCTGCGGCTCAACCGCAACAAACCGCTCAACCAACATCCGGTGCAGTTCCAAGCTGGGCTAACAGGTAATCTAGCGGCACAGGTTTATTCCACACCTGCTAGACCTCGCACGGGGGGGCGAGGGTCCAAAACCCCCCACCATCTAGATTA